GGACGCACACACCAGAGCTTCAAGGACGAATGCGACATAAACCGCATCATGGCTCGACATCGCAAAACCGGCCTGGTCCGACAGCGCACCGACCGGCCACAGTATGGAGACTTCAGCAACGTCGGCGATTACCAAAACGCCCTCAACACAATCACGACCGCAAACGCAATGTTCGCTGAACTAGCGGCGCCGATCCGCGAACGCTTCAACAACAATCCGCAGGCATTCCTCGACTTTTGCGAGGATCCCGACAACCAGGCCGAAGCCATCGACCTGGGCATCGCAAGCGCACCCGCGCCAGAGCCGGCCGCCGCCGCGATCGCGACCGAAACTGACACGGGGGAAAACCCCATCGTGGGGGGCGAATGATCTAAAAAGAGTGGAAAATTCCACTCAGACCAGTTAACAACAAGGAATTAACTGGTCAGCGCCTGTACGGCGCTCTGCTTCACAGAATCTTTATTATCGGACCTAATGGGGGGAACCATGAAAAAGCGTCACACACGCTCAAAGAAACGCCACAAGGGCAACGGGGCAAAAAGACCCCGAGCATCCCACAAGGTGAACAAAGTCCCTTCACCGCTCCGCGGAGGCTGGAGATTCTGATGTGGCGTGCAACAAACCGATTACCGGGTTCAGGGCACCCGGGGGCCAGGTCAAATTCAACCCCAAGCAGGGTTGGATTGACAGGCCAATCACCATTGCCTGCGGACAATGTGCAGGCTGCCGCCTGGAGCGGAGCCGCGTATGGGCGGTCCGCATAATGCACGAGGCCGCGTTTTACGAGCCTGAAGAATGCCACTTCATCACGCTCACATACGCGCCCGAACACCTTCCGCCCCTGGGCACTCTAGTCACCAGGGACTGGCAAGACTTTGCCAGACGAGCACGGAAGAAAATAGGAAAGTTCCGATATTTCCATTGCGGAGAATACGGAGACACAACGCAGCGACCTCACTATCACGCCTGCGTATTTGGAATGAACCTTCCCGATCTCGAGAAAGACGGGAAGACGAAATCTGGAGAAAATGCTTTTAACTCGCAGCTGCTCGAAGAGACATGGGGCAAAGGAATAACTCAAGTCGGCGCACTCACCTTCGAGAGCGCCGCTTACGTTGCCCGATATGTAATGAAGAAAGTAAATGGTAAGAAAAAAGAAGAAGGACACTACGACGTAGTAGATACAAACGGAGTAGTCCTAGGGGAGAAAAAACCTGAATACACAACAATGAGTAGAAAACCCGGTATTGGAAAAAAATGGATAGAGAAATACGTCTCTGACGTATACCCGAGAGACGAAGTAATAATAAACGCAAAAAAAAGTAGGCCTCCGAAATTCTACGACGGCCACTACGAAATACTGAATCCAGTAGGAATGGAAACGCTCAAAGCGAGACGCGCACTAAAAGCGAAAAAACATAGCGCTGAACAAGAGCCACAAAGGCTCGACACAAAGGAGGATATAATCCTCCGCAAGCAATGGAAAAGAGACCTATGAGTGAAAACCTCGAAGCCACAAACTTCTGGGAATCCGCAGGGGAATGGGTAATCCACCTGGTCACCTGCATCATCGATGCATTCACAAAGGGGATCCAATGAACGTTTACGCAGTACATGACATCAAGGCCGAGGCTTACCTTCAGCCTTTCTTTGCGCAAACGAACGGACTGGCGATTCGCATGTTTCAGCAAGCCGCGAACGACCAGGACCACCAATTCTGGAAATACGCCGAAGACTACACCCTGTTCTACATCGGCATCTGGGACGATTCGGCAGGAGTCCTGCACTCCGTGACGAAGGAGCCGCTCGGCAGCGCGCTCCAGTACCGAGAAGGCCCCGTCGTCGAAGCCATCACGAAACAGTCACGGGGGAAAACCCCATCGTGGGGGGCGGCCGCCGCGCGCGACATTCGCGATCGGTACGCCGACCAACTCGACGCCGACAACGTTGGCGACGTCACCAACGGCTCCAAGCCTCCGCAAGAGAACCCAGAATCTCTTTAGGGGGGTGAACCCCCGGCAGCCGACGGCTGGCTGCCGGGGGAACTTCAAACCACAGCATTGAAAGGCAAAAAACATGGCTCGCAATTCGACCACCGGTGGACAGAAAAACTTTGCGCGGGTACCGCGTTCACACGTACCGCGAAGTGCCTTCGACCGCAGCTGCGGAATGAAGACCACAATTACCGACTTCGGCCAGATTGTCCCCATCTTTACCGAAGAAGTGCTCCCAGGTGATACGCTCCAGATGGAGCCGACGCTCTTTGCGCGCCTGGCCACACAGCTCAAGCCTGTGATGGACAACATGTATATCGATATCCACTTCTGGGCGGTTCCGAACCGCCTCCTGTGGGACAACTGGGAGAAATTCTGCGGCGAGCGCACCGATCCGGACGACAGCAACGATTTCCTCGTGCCCATGATCACCGTACCCGAAACGGGCTTTGCTCGAGATGGATTCTATGACCACATCGGGATCCCGCCTGAGATCGCGAAAATTGGCTGGAACGCCACCGCGCCGCATAACGGCGAGGTCACAAACCTCTTCGGGAGAGCCATGAACCTCATTTGGAATGAATGGTATCGGGACGAGAACCTCCAAGACTCTATCACCGTCGATACAGACGACGGACCCGATTCAGCCGTCGATTATGACGTACTGCACCCTCGCGGAAAACGTCACGACTACTTCACGAGTGCCCTGCCCTGGCCGCAGAAGGGACCCAGCGTCGAATTGCCTATCGGCAGCGCCGCGCCGCTCATTGCCGAAGAAGGCGGACAAAGTCTACAGACCGCATCCGTCGCCGGTGCCACTAGCGTTCGACTCGACGTAGTCAGCACTGTAGACGACGATCCAATGATCGCAGACCTCAGCTCCGCTACCGCAGCCACCATCAACGAACTACGGCAAAGCATTGCCGTTCAACGACTCTACGAAAAGGACGCCAGGGGCGGCACCAGATACAAAGAAGTCCTCCTCAGCCACTTTGGCGTGACCGTCCCAGACGGACGCCTCCAACGCCCGGAATACCTGGGCGGCGGCACGGTCCCCATCGGCGTAAATCAAATCGCCAACTCAATCAGTCAAGTAGGAAATTTCGCCAGACCAATGGGCGAAATGGCCGGTTGGGGCACCGCAATCAGCACCGGTAACGGATTCAACCGATCCTTCGTTGAGCACTCAGTCGTTATCGGGTGCGTATCTGCCCGAGCAGACCTCAACTATCAGCAGGGCCTCGAACGCATCCACACTCGCCGCACCAGGTGGGATTACTACTGGCCCGAACTCGCAAACCTCGGCGAGCAGTCAGTCCTGAACCGCGAGATTTACGCACAGGGCACCGCAGACGATATTGCGGTATTCGGTTACCAAGAGCGATTCGCCGAGTACAGGTACAAGCCCAGTTTGATCACTGGCAAGTTCCGAAGCGACGATCCAACAAGCCTGGACATCTGGCACCTGGCGCAGGACTTCGGTTCACTGCCCGAGCTCGGCGACACTTTCATCCAAGAAAACCCGCCAGTCGACAGAATCGTGGCCGTCCCCTCGGAGCCAAAACTCCTCCTAGATAGTTTCTTCCGCTATCGATGTATCAGGCCACTGCCGATGTACGGCATCCCTGGCTTGACGAGGCTCTAAAACATGCTCGACTGGCTCACCGACGGCATCGCTGGCCTCTTCGGCGGCGGCATAGACGCCGCAGTAAGCGCGAAGATCGCCGCCGATAACCGCAAGTTCCAAGAGCGGATGACTCGGCACCGATACCGCTACCAGATGGAGGACATGAAGCTTGCAGGCTTGAACCCAATGCTTGCTGCTGGCGCTTCGCCCCCCAGCTCGCCGCCAGGTGCAATGCCATCCATGCAAAGCCCTGCCACGTCCGGAATCGCTGCAGCTTCGGCCCTAGCCCAGCAACGACTAGCCAAAGAACAAGCACGAAAAGTCGGCAACGAGGCCGACATAACCGGCATTCAAGCGTACGTCGCAGCCCTTGGCCTCGACGGTATCGAAGGGGCTGAGGATATCGTCAAAGACCTCGTCAGAAAGCACGCACAAGACTTCAAAAGCTCTGCCGCCGAAGCTTGGCGCAACAACACCAGAACACCCACCGTGCCGGAAGTGTTCCCGCACGGTGCACCAGGTCCGCCAAAGAACTGGGAAAACTGGCGACCATTCCGATTTCAACGAAACAGTGCAAGGGGAAACTAATGCCTGACTCCAAGGGAACAACCAACGGAACAACCAACACACAAAAGCGCGTCCGCGTCCAAGTTGACTGCAGCAAAGACGGACGCACACACCAGAGCTTCAAGGACGAATGCGACATAAACCGCATCATGGCTCGACATCGCAAAACCGGCCTGGTCCGACAGCGCA